AGGCACTGTCTAGGCACTGTTAGGGAACAGTTTGAGAGCAGTGGGTGAGGGAATAGAGCAGACGGACCCCACCTAAAAGTCTCTCTAAAAAATCTAAAATAGTCAAGAAACATGGGCAATATCCTAGCAAATAGCCAGGTCAATCGTGGCTTTTATCCTGAAGATCACGGTCCTTATAACGGTTAGGAACCATAACTGTACAGGTTCTAAACTGTTATGAACTTTAGGATTAGGATTGCCTAGGCTAAGTCTATGATCTGTTATGGTTTATAACCGAGTAGGCACCGTGCAGGTGGGACTGATCAAGAATCCCCTGATTCTTCCCGAGTCTGGGGAGGCCTCAAATGGTGAGATCAGTTTGGCGAGGTTGCTCAGAAAATGTTATCAAAGGTTATTGACAAGGTGGGGCGTCCTCTGCTAGCCATTCGGGGCACCGACCTTATAGTGCTACAACTCATCACCCTAAAATCTGGAACCCCAAAACCACAAAACCTTGACCCCCAAAACCACAATCATTTTGCCTTAGACCCTGAGGGACGATTCTCCCACTTATACTTGGCAGTTTCATAATATTTGGGACATGGGGGATCACCGGGCCAACCACATGAAGGACCTTTAAACGCACAGCCACTAATTAACATGGCCACAACCAACGCTAGCACTTTCATTCTGCGGCCTCTTCTTTACGGATTTCAACATCACCACATTCAATAATCTGCCAATGATCTTTGAATAATTCATTATTGACTATGATGAGATAGTCTGCTAACTCCATATCATAGATTGCCTGGGTTTTTTCTTTGTCTATATAAATTTTGATTTTCATTTTGCGACCTTTTTCAATTGTTCAAGTTTTTCAATAATTGCCAACATTTTAGCACGGCGTTTTGGATTTTTATCCGTATTAGGATCAATCCTATACCCATCGCTTAACAAAAATAAATCCCAACGGAGTTTTTGAACTTCTTTAGGCAATTGTTCAAACTGGTGTTGAGTAATAAAGTTTTGTTGTCTTTGTTGCTGTTCTTCAAGAAAGAGATCTGCTTCTGTTTTCATTCTGCGGCCTCCATAACGCTGTTTAACATAATACAAGTATATATTGGTTATGGAGTTTTGTCTGCGGCTTTTACACAACATTAGCCCGGAATTAGACTTTGAATTCTCCGTTTATTGGCTTCATCCCAAAATATATCATAATCTCTGGGATAGGCTTCGGAGCAATGGCAACGATATAGTTGTAAGCACCGTTGTCACCATTGAATACAATTGGAGCATTTGGCAGGGTCTGCAGGATCTTCTCCATTTCATAGGTTTTGCCTAATCCAGGTAGACTGCTGATGATATAGTTTTGCCTATGAGGATTTTTAGTCAAAGCCTCATTGATCACATTGCGTAGTGTCTGCCTATGAATTTGGCCCTTGGCAATATAGTGCAATTGATCCTTGCTTAAAATCTGCATGATAACTCCTTGTCATTTAGGAAGTCACAGTATAAGCAGATTAGTCTGCACAGTCTACCAGAAATTTAGCCAAAATTAATCATCTTCGGGGCTATCTCGCCATTCTGGCGGAGCAGGTGGTTGCTGTTCTCGGCCATATTCTCTATACCAGTCACGGTATACCTCGCTCTTTAGTCTAGTGTCACCTTCTGCCCGCTTCTGCTCAAAATACTGTTGCCAAGTCATCGCTCACTCCTTAATAGCCAAATTGTCTGCCAATGGGGGTCTGTAATTTCTATTACTCCCCCTTCCCAATCATCTTCCCACTGATCTTCTAGGACTCGCCAAGCTGATTCGGGTATTGATTCCAACCATTCATGCTCTGGTGAGCCCCATTCTATAGTGATTTCTACTCGCATTCTAATACCCAATCATCGCCATGGTGTGGCCTTGTACGATAACCCCAAGATATGAGCAGGTCTCTGGCTAGATACTGCCGATCTGAACCTAGATGTGGTTTCTGTTCCACACAGATGCGTGGACGATCTCGTTTTATTAGGTGTTCGCCACCCTCAATGACTTCAAGTTCACGGCCTTCACAGTCTATCTTGATGTAGGCTATGCGATCTGGGGGATCCTGTTCACGCATCACGTGATCTAAGGTAGTGGCCCAATACGAACCTCGGGAACCCTCTCGGACATGAGTGTGTCCTGCATTGCCTCTTACCCTAACCATGTCAACCCAGCCCTGCTGATCCTGTAAGACTGCGTCTATGATTGTGACATTCTTTCTAGAGCCTAGATTAAGTTCTAGGCACTGCCGAAATTCCTCAATGGGTTCGATGCAGTAAAGCCAGTCAAAACGATCTGCTAGATCACAGGACCATAGTCCCACATTAGCTCCAACATCAATGGCTATGCCGCCCCTAGGCAAGCCCTGAAGGCTAAAATTACGCTGAACTGATTGGTAAACGCCGCGACTGCGATCCAGCATCTGCTGTAGATGATCCTCATCATCGGGTAACCACCATCCAAGGTGTTGTTTCATAAATGCCTCCATGTTCTTCGTTTTTGTATATCTCTAATGTTTTTTGCTGTGGTTTGGTAACGACGTGCTAATTCAACCTGCGTTTCTGTGCTTGCACGGATTGAGATAACTTCAGCCTCAGTTAAACGGCTACTACCTGCCCGTTCTCCTCTAGCACAACGTCCTTTCTGTATGCGATCCTGATCATTATCATGATGTGTACCCGTAAACAGGTGTTCAGGATTAACACAACTAGGTGTATCACAATGATGGCATACAAATAGACCTTCAATGCGATGGCCTAATCGTAATAGGCTGACTCTGTGAGCCTTTGTTCTTTTTTTGTTCCATCTTGCTAGACCATAACCCTGATTATCTAGGGCTCCCTGCCAAATCCAGCAGCCTGTTTGTGCATCTTTACGGTATTGATCGTCAAATAATTTCATAGTTTATCTTTTCTATTTCCTTTGTGATGTCTAAAATATCTACTGAGCAGGCTACGGCCAAAGGCCTCGCCTGGTTGATGTGGACGTCGACATAGATTAAATCTGGGAATATTGAGTTGTTCACAACACCAATTCCACACGTAGGCGTCATGAAATTCAGGTAAGGTGTATACACGCCCAGTTAGGTAAGTCGCTTCTAAGAGGTCTGCTAGGGCTTGCACTCTAGGATCAGACCTACGATAGGCAATGAAACCTGTTTCAGGATGGTAATTAAGACCTCTACCTAGGTAACTTAGGCAATCTCCATCTTGAGGCATTAGACCCTCCAGTTCTGTGTCAGTGATTCTGTCTGTCTGCACTACATCTGCATCTAGCCAAATCACATATCTTGCTGGGCTAGTTCTTAGAGCAGATATTTGAGCCTCAACCTTGTGGCTAAATCTTAGGCAGGTCCGCTTGAACGACTGAGCCTCTTCAGGGTGTGGTCGCTGCCTAAACTCTAGCCATTTTTCATCCTGCTCTTGTTCTTGCCAATAGATACGGGGTTCATGCTGCCAAGTTTCTAGACTACGACAACCGTAACGCAGCCAAATTTCCATGTTCATGGCAGTGACAAATTCAAACTCCATCGCATAACTCCTCAGGTAGGCCTATAAAACGCTGTGGCTGATAACTGTGAGTGTCTAGGCTCCACAGACCTTCAACCCAATCTGATCTATACCAAGTTAGAGCCAACAACTGTCTCACTCTATGCTCAACAGCCCAGGCTTCCCATAGTCTTAGATGTCCTCTGCGAAATTCCCACCATGGTGTTGACAGATCATGTAAAGCATGATAGCCCAGAGCAACCACAGGTAGACCATATTCTAAAGCTTCTATTCCCAGGGCACTGTGTATGGTTATCACACAGTAGACATCTGAAAAGTTTTCATAACGAAATTGCCATGGGCCACGCTTGACCTGAGGCTTTTCGCGTATTCTTAGTTCAAGTCCCTGACTTTGGCAGATTAGTCGCAGTCGTTCCGTAAGAGTTTCCAGTTTTTGACCATACCAATGATAAACGCAGGTCGCACTGGGCAGACAGAATAACACAGTACGACCTCTAGGCTCTGTATGATGAAAGTTAAAACACTGCGACCATTCTGTGGCCTGTCCAGTATAGCGTAGATTTTGATTGATGCGATCCTCGTGGCTCTGTAGTTCCTGTTCAGTGTAGTCTATACGACCAGGGCATAGGCTACGACGCACCATGCGATGATACCATTTTTGACTACGAACACAGGCCAAACTAGGACCGCTAAACTGTGGCAGTAGGGGATTGTCAAAATAATACCAATCCCCATGGTGATCCCTACTATGTGTGAACCGTTCAAAGACATTGCCTCTGTGCAACCGAGGCCCTGATTCTGTGCAGTCTATGATGCCCTGATTCTGTTGCCTTGGATCTGATTCTGTTTGTAAATTCACACGCACTGATCCGCCAAGTTCTTCCCTGTGCATGTTATAAGGTGGTGATCCTATGAGATCAAACACACCATGCCTATAACCAAGACTTTTTAGTTCCATCTTATATTTATAATATAAATACAATCATGGACAAATTTGCATTAAGAGATCTGCGTCGCAGTTTTTCAATGGCTCGTAGTCAGGCCATATACCGTGGTGAGCAATGGGAATTGGAACTTGATCTATGGATGAAGTTGTGGACAGAAGATGACCGTTATCTACGCAAAGGGCGTGCCAGTGATCAACTTAGTTTTGTTAGAATAGATCCTACCAAGGCGTGGCGACCAGACAATGTTAGAATTGAAACAAGGCGTAGACATCAACGCCGAATGAGGAACCTAGATGACTAAAATTAAGTACACCGTATTTGCTCCTGTGGGCTTCAAGGTACAGTATTGCAAAATTTCTGAATCAGATAGAGGCATACTGGTGCAGGGTCTATGGGACACACTGATGAAGTTAACTGAACACAGTGTAGACCCCAATGACAAATTATGGATCAGTGCTACTACACCAAATCGTAGGTTTGGCATTGGCGAGCGTACTGGAAAATACAAATATCAGACTCTATTAGGGCAGTTAACAGGCAGTCTAGATAAACTAATTAAGAACAAGGACCTTAGTGTCAAGCAGAGTGAGTATGTAAATGTGATTTCTGAATGGTGTCATACAAGAGATCCTAAGATCCTACAACTAGAGATGATAGATGTTTCAAGACCTACCAGATCCATTTGATAGACTGTGCCTACTAGAACAGAATGTAGAATTCCTTGTTAACTATGTCAATCAACTACGTCAAGAACACAGACAATTCTGTCAAGAAACAGTTAAACGAGTTCATGCTCTAGAATCAAAATGTCAACAACTAGAATTGGAATTGTTATTTGCAACGGTCCTTCGAGATCACAATGGCAAAAGAGAACCACTACGGAAATCCGTATAGGCTGTAATCATGCAGACACTGACTGTGAACTAGATCACTGTGTGGCCATAGATCGTATGACAGTGGCGTCAATTGTAGATCGTCATGTACAAGGTGTCACATATTGGACTAGAACATCACCATTAGAATTGCCCAGAGGTTGGCATGAACTAGAAGCACCTGGCATTGACAGTGGTAGTCTAGCAGTGAATTTGGCCATACAGTTGGGTCTAACAGAAATTTATGTGGTAGGAGCAGATGGAATTATGGGTGGCAGCAATGACACTGCGTTTACATATGCATGGCACAAGCATCCTCCTTCACCAATCATACACAATAGGCATCGTAGAGCCATGATAGAGCTGACCAAACAGCATCCTAACCGTATAAAATTCTGTTATGAAGAGGAGGACCCAGATCTTGACACCATATCCGCATCAGCGTTACGACAAAGATTACTTGATATCAGCAGTCAATGACTACATTGACAATACTCTAATACCTGCTAGGACTACAAATGGTCAACATAGCCTTTGTCCCTTTGTAAAAACCTATAGGGACAACATTGAAGTTGGTGTTATCAGTACCAATTTCAAAGAGTCATTGGCTGCATACTGCGAAAGTTTTCTAAAGACTCGTCCTCAGGCCATGGTCTTGGCTGTTAACATGCCTGTCTCTGAAGAGGACATACGCATTGACTGTGAGCGTATGTTGAATAGGCAGGGTTTTGAAGAAATTACCATATTGACCATGCATCCAGGACCAGATCCTCGCATGTTTAAGAAAACAGATTTGGTCATTGTTCAATGGGAAGACAGATTGAATTTGGCCAGAGCGGTGCTTAAGAACCAAGGTTATTTTACAACCAAATAAATATTAAAAAGGAAGCACAATGGCCAAGCCCGTTATAGTAACTAGAAATGGTAAAGGTAGTCATCTTACATTTACCGAACATGACACAAACTTTACCAATCTGCGTGATGCTACCATCAGCATTGGTGTGCAGGGCGGTGACACAGTGGTCAATGATCTCAATGATACTACTACCTTGATAGAAACAGATGGCATCAACATAGTTGCCAACGGTAGCAGTCAGACCATTGCCTTTGATGCTAGCCTAGCACAGGACACATCACCACAACTTGGCGGCAATTTGGATGTGCAGACCTACAAGATTACAACCAGTGTTACAAATGGTAACATTGAAATTGATCCTCCTGGTACAGGCAAGGTCATAATTTCTGGCGACCTGCAGGTAGATGGCACTACAACCACTATAAATTCCACAACTTTGGATGTAGATGATGTCAATATTACACTTGCCAAAGGTGCTGCTAATGCCGCAGCAGCCAATGGAGGTGGAATTACCCTAGAGGGTCCCACAACACCTGCGACCATTTTATACACTAGCACAGATGATGCTTGGAATTTTAACAAGGATGTGGTCTTTGAAGCCAGCATAAAAAGTAACTCTAACAATCCCATTGTTATTGCTCCAGATGGCACAGGTGATGTACACCTAAACACAGACAGTGTTAGAATTGGTGATAACAATGCAGACGCTACCATAGTGACCAGAGGTACCGGCGACCTAATTCTTACTACCAATGAGGGCAGTGCTACAGAGGGCGTGATTAGAATCTATGACGGAGCCAATGGCAACATTACACTAACACCAAATGGCACAGGTCGTGTACAACTGGATGGTCTAAATTATCCCAGTGCAGATGGTACCAGTGGACAGTTTATTACCACAGATGGTGCTGGTAATCTTTCATTTGCCACCGGTGGCGTAACAATGACTACCAATGATGGTAATTCGTCAGACACTACGACTTTTGTGGCTCTATTTCCTGACAGTACCATAGGAGCAAATACACTACACACTGATGGTGGATTGACCTATAACGCTTCAACCAATGCTCTTACTGCTACAACATTTGTAGGCAATGTAACCCGTGCAGGACCATTAAACATCAGTGCCACAGGCGGCACTGGCGTATCAATCAACATGGTCAGCAATGCACTACTCAGTGCCTATCGCATTGAAATGACAGCCGTAGGTGGTGTCAGTCTGGTAAATGGTCTAGTTATAACACCTGCATCTAGCAACACCAACATTGAACTTAGACCAGATGGCACAGGTGATGTCTACTTGACAGCAGATACAGTGCGTGTGGGTGATTCAAATGCCAACGCAACCATTACCACAAATGGTACTGGTGATCTTATTCTCAACACCAATTCAGGAACCAACTCGCCTAGTATAACAATTCAAGATGGCACTACAGGACAAATTATTATACAAAATGTTTCAAGTGGTGGCGGTGCTATTATGCTAAAGGCAACTAATGGTCCAATTGGTTTAGAAACCGCATCTGTGGTATTAGGTGATGGCGGTACTAGTGATTGTACAATTAGTAATGCTAAAGATATAACAATTACAACAACTGATAATAATGGAACAATTTACTTTTTAGCACATGGTACAGGAGTAGTTAACTTTCAAAACGAAACAGTTGTAAGACCAAAATTAAAAGATTACAGTGAAATTATCTATACTGCAGGATCTACTACAGGAACCATAACACCAGATGTAGCCAATGGCAATGTGCAGAGCATTACACTTACAGGTAACATAACATGGAATGCATTTACCGGTCCATCATCTGGACAAAGCATGACCATGATCATCAAACAACCAGCCAGCGGTGGCCCTTATACTTTAACCAGCACTATGAAATTTGCTGGCGGATCAAAAACACTGAGCACCGCTGCTAATGCAATCGACATAGTCAGTGTGTTCTATGATGGCACCGACTATTTGGCTAGTTTGGCCAAGGGTTTTGCATAACCCAAATAAATATTCATAGCGAATCGCGAACGCAATAAAAGGAGATCTCCGTGAGCAACTCAGCCAGTAATTACCTTGAGAATAAACTTCTCGACCATACATTAAGAAACACCAGTTTCACATCACCCACCACAGTCTATGTGGCTCTTTTCACAGGCAGTGCCAGTGCTACATTGGCCAATCTTGAGGCAGGTACACTGACCAATGAAGTCAGTACCAGTGGTACAGCCTATGCTAGACAATCCGCAGCATTTGGAGCGGCCAGCAGCGGCAGCATCAGCACCAATGCTACAATTACCTTCCCAACTGCCACAGCCAGTTTCGGTACAATTACCTGTATCGCTCTTATGGACAGTGATGTTGAAGGGTCTGGTAACGTCTTATTCTATGGACAGGTTACCACAGCCAAGGCCATTGACACAGGCGACACCTTCCAAATCAGTTCAGGCAATCTTACAGTAAGCCTAAGTTAATAGGAGCCCGCTATGACCACAATAGTGACCCGTGCGGGCAAAGGGTCCGCCTTAACTTGGACTGAAGGTGATTCAAACTTCACCAATCTAAATACGGCCAAGTTGGAAAATATTGTTGAGGACATTAGCCCTCAACTTGGTGGTAACCTCGACGTCAACGGTCAAAGTATTGTTAGCGTAAGCAATGGTAACATTTCTATTACACCTAACGGTACTGGTAAGGTCATATTAGACAACCTAAGTTGGCCAACTACAGATGGAACTGCCAATCAAACACTGATTACAGATGGTGCAGGTAACCTAAGTTTTGCTAATCCGCAGGTCTACATAGCCAGTACAGATGGTAACAGTTCTGATACCACAATGTTTTTGGGACTGTTAGGTGCTGGATCAACAGGTTTTCAAAATCTGCATGTGGACACAGGTATTACAGCCAATGCCAGTACCAATGCCATAACTGCTACAACTTTTATAGGTAACGTCTCTAAGGCCAGTCCTTTGAATCTTGCGGCCACCGGTGGTACAGGCGTAAACATCAACCTAGTAAGCAATTCGTTGTTGGGTGCATACCGCATTGAAATGACTGCATCAACAGGTGTTAGTTTTGTCAATGGCCTACTTATAACACCTAGTGGTACAAATCTTAATTTGGATCTCACACCAGATGGCACTGGCGACGTTAACCTTAATGCAGACACAGTTAGAGTAGGTGATGCAAATGCAGCAGCAACTATAACAACCAATGGTACTGGTGATCTAACACTAAGCACCAATGCTGGTACCAATTCGGGTACCATTGTGATTGCCAATGGAGCAAATGGTAACATCACTTTGACTCCTAACGGTACTGGTGATGTGTTATTGGTTGCAGACACCCTACAGATTGGTGATGCCAATGCTGCTGCTACACTAACCACAAATGGTACAGGAAATTTAACCTTAAGCACAAACAATGGTACCAATTCAGGAACCATTCTTATAACGCAGGGTGCAAATGCTGACATTATCATTACACCAAATGGAACTGGTGATGTTGACCTAGTTACTGACACTGTGATAATTGGAGATGCCAATGCCAATGCCACACTAACAACCAATGGTACTGGAGATTTAATTCTTAATACCAATAACGGTACCAATTCAGGTAGCATCACAATTGCAGATGCCAGCAATGGTGACATCACAATTGCTCCTAACGGTACAGGTTCGGTCATCTTTAGCGACAAGACCATCAGACAGATGTATCTGCGTGACTATGCAGAAACTGTACACAATCTGGGCAACACCGGCGGCAGTCTAGCCATTGATCCCAGCAATGGTAACCTTCAGCGTGTTAGACTAACCAGCAATTGGACCTTTACAGGATTTACAAATGGTCTAACAGGTCATACTGTCACTGTTATGGTTGTGCAAGATGGCACAGGTGGTCGTACTCTTATTGAAGGACTGGGCAGTGCAGGAGCCATGCTGTTCGCAGGTGGTAGCCAAACATTAAGCACCGCAGCCAATGCTATAGATTTCTTAACAATTACACTGATAGACAATATCTATTACTGTAGCCTAGCCAAAGGATTTGCATAATGCCATTAGGAGCAGCCAGACTCAACGGTATCAGTAGATTTTTTACCACAGGTCGTACTGCCAGTACCTGGACCGCTAACGGTAACACCATATCAACTGCACAGACTAAAATAGGCACTGCCAGTTTATTAGCGGACGGTACAGGTACAGATGCAGCCTATAGCACCAATGCTCCTAACATTGGCAGTGGCGATTTCACTATAGAATTTTGGATCTATCCTAAATCTAACACCAATGGTACAAGCCTTAATGGTACAATTAACAAGCGTGACCTTGGTACAAGTGGCACAGGCACTTGGGGCACAGCCTGGACTGATATCAGCAGTAACCGCAAGGTTGTTTGGTACAATCTTCAGACCGTTGTGGCCATTGAAACCACTGCTAACCATTTTAGTTACAACGCATGGAGTCATTGGGCCTTTGTGCGTAGTGGATCTACACTTAAAATTTATATTAATGGTACAGAGCGTGCCAGTGGTACAGACAGCACCAATTTTACCAGTGCTCAGAACACTGTGTTAAGTTATTGGGGTGATGGTCATACCACAATTGATGCTCACATTGATGAACTGCGTGTTTCAAATACCGCAAGGTATACTGCAGGATTCACAGCACCTACAACCGCATTTACCAATGATGCCAACACACTGTACCTCCTACACTTTGATGGTACCAATGGTAGCACTACCATAACGGATGACAACGCATAATGGCCGATCAATATTATATTGACGACGACTATTATACGCCGGATGGATACTTTGTCTATACGGCTGATGCTGCGGCCAGTGTCGCATCTATTTCTACACTTACAACGCCTGGCGAAAGTACAAAAACTTTTTCTTGCTCTATAAGTGCTACATCATCTGTAACAGCAGTAGGTGTAGAAACATCAGAGTTGGTGCTCAGTGCATTTGGTCAATGTGTTCTTACCTGTAATGCAGTTAAGACCACTGACATAGATGAAACACTGAATAGTATAACAACTACCACTGTCGCAGAACGCAGACTGAGATTAACAGAACTTAGTGCTAGCAGTATCACTACCGCAACTACCACAGCAGGTCGTATTGTAGAACCTCGTAGATATCCACCTGCTACGCTATCAGGATTGTATGGTTACACTATTCAGGTAGCATCAGGCAAATTCAACAATGCTCTCTACATCAGTGACGCAGTAAGCGATCCTGAAATGGCCAAAATTGATTTTGCTGGCGAATTAGGTAGTGGTGTTGGAGCAGCAGATCCTGGCACTATAGAATTTTGGATGAAGGGTGGCGTTGAAGGTGCAGGCACAGATGCAAACTTCACTGAGGTAGGCAGTGCCAGTTCAGGTGATCCTCCAATTTTAGTTTTTGGCAGTAATGATCTGAAATGGACTAGCGGTGCTAATACAGTGGTATTAGAAACAGATTACACTGGCTCAGATTTCCATCATTTGGCCATCACTACACCGGGCAATGATACATGGTATTTTTGGTATGATGGTGTGTATAAGGGATCAATGAGTGTAACTGCCGGCAGTGCATTTAGAGATTTCATTTGGGGTAAGTCAAGCGGTGCAAGCATATTTGAAATCTGGATGGATGAATTCAGAGCCAGTTCTGTACAACGCTATACCAATGGCGTCAACTTTACACCTGCATCAAATCCATTTGCCAATGATGAAAATACCATTGCCTTGTTCCATTTTGACACTACAGGACAAGGCGATGACGTTGGCCTAGGCTATGTCGGGCAATTTAATCTAACTGCTGATGGTTTAAGACTTAAAAATTTTGCGGCATCAATAGCCAGTACCACAACACTGACTACCAGTGCTCTAAAAATTGTAGATGGAGCAGCCAATTTACAATCTACAAGCACTGTAACCACAGTTGGCGGTAACAGAAAAGAATTTAGCAGTACAATTTCTAGCACTAGTCAAACGTCTGCTTCGGCTAGTTCTACAAGGGTTGCATCAGGCAGTTTTAGCACAACCACTAGCCTAACCTGCTTAGGTGTAACCAACAGAGACATTGTCTTAAGTGCATTTGGTGATGCCCAAGTCACTGCCACTGCTACTGTTACAAGAGGTCTAACTGCCGGCCTACAGGCCACATCTAGTGCGGTAATCACAGCCAATCAAACTGCTGCGATTGCCTGCGTAATTCAGTCTAACTCTAATGTCACAGCCAATGTGAATAGAACAGCCAGCCTAAGTGCTAACTTTACCACACTGGCAAATATTGTAGCAATCAACGAAGGCTTTGAAGGTGGTGAAGCCACACTACTTGCAACCACAACTCTAACAACAGCACCTGTTAAGACTGCAAGAATTACCCAATCACTGCTATCAACCAGTCAGATCGCAGTAGACCTAAGACGCACTATAAGATTCATCTGCGTCATGCAGGGACAAGGCTTCCAACTAAGTCAAGGCGAAGTACTGACCAGTGATCCAGACTTGACCTTTAGAGTCTTACCTGAGAATAGGACCTGGTCAATTGATCAAGAAACCGGCATAATCCAGGTGCTATCCGAAAACCGAATAAATACAGTTGAACAAGAAACTGGTGACTATCATGTCTTGCCAGAAACAAGAATACTAGCATAACGGAGACCTTGATGGCAACAGTCACAGGATTTTTACAAGATAACGACGGTGTATACATTGACAAAGACACCAGTGCAAAGTTAACCTATACACTTGATTGGAGCCAATGGTTACCTACAGGTCAAACCATTAGTACAAGCAATTGGAGCCTGGAAACATTCTCAGGTGATGCTGCTCCTTTAGTGAATGAAGCCGCTAGCATTGTCAGCAGCAAGACTCTAATTACAATCAGTGGCGGCACATCAGGCAAAATTTATAAAGTCTACAACACTATAACAACTTCAGGCGGACTAATTGACAGGCGATATTTTAGGCTAAAATTAAAATCCAGGAGCCTGTAAGGACAAAGTATGAGTGATGAACTAGAACAAGAACCTAAGCGTCAACGACGCAGAATGAGTGCCAAGATAGCCAATTTGGATCGCAAGTTGATATTTCATCTTGCTGCCATGCAGTGCAGTCTACAAGAAATTGCTGATGCATTAGAAATTGGTCAAGATAGCCTTGTTAAATGGTATGGTGACCTAATTGATAAAGGCCGTAGCGAAGGACGCAAGAGTCTACGCCGTGCTCAATTTGAAAAGGCAGTGACTGAAAAAGATCCACGCATGTTAATCTTTTTAGGCAAACAATATTTGGGCCAAAAGGATCAACCAGACAGCGGCGAAAATACTGCTCCCCTTCCCTGGCTTGAGGACAAATAATGAAGATACAAGAACTAGCAGATCGCTTAGATCGTATTGAAAATAATCATCTTGTGCATGTTCAAGAGAGCCTTGACAATCTCTCTCACATGTTAGATTTTGTTAAAAAACAGATGTATGGTATGGCCGCAATGATAGCGTTAGGAATTGTAATTTCTATAGTGTTATGAAACTTAGTGATGCTCAGAGAACAGTTGCAGAATGTGACAGCAGATTTAGAGTTTTAATCTCTGGACGCCGCTTTGGCAAAACTACATTGATGATTAGAGAAATGTGCAAGATTGCTGCCAAACATCCTGGAGCAATGATCTACTATGTCAGTCCCAGTTATCGCATGAGTAAGGCCATTACCTGGGTGCAGTTGGTTAACAAACTCTATGAACTGCGTTGGATTGACACTAAGAATGAAGCAGAACTGACAATTAAATTAAAAAACAAAAGCATCATTGCTCTCAAAGGTGCAGATAACTTTGACAGCCTTAGAGGTGTTGGTCTACATGCAGTTTTTATTGATGAATTTCAGGATGTACCCAAAGAAGCATGGACTGAGGTACTGAGACCCACGCTCAGTGATAAAAGAGGCGTGGCATTCTTTGCAGGCACACCCAGAGGTGTTGGTTCTTGGAGTCATGAACTTTACACAAGAGCCTTGAACGAACGAGATTGGAGTGCATTCCAATATACCACAATTGACGGTGGCAATGTACCGTTAGAAGAGATTGAAGCCGCTCAGAGAGACTTAGATGCTAAGACTTTTAGCCAAGAGTACCTAGCAACCTTCAATACCTACAGTGGTATGGTCTACTATAATTTCCAACATGGTCTAAATGTCAAGAAACAGGATCAGGTAGAGACAGGAATTATACATATTGGAATGGACTTTAACTATTCACCAATGAGTGCTGCAATTGCAGAAATACGCGGCAATCATATACATGTTTTTGATGAGTTGCACATTAATGGATCCAACACAGAAGAGGTTGTAGATGAAATTAAGACTAGGTACCCCTATAGTAAAATTGTAGTCTATCCTGATCCGGCAAGTCGTCAAAAGAAAACAAGTGCAGGAGGAAAAACTGATTTCAGCATTTTAGTCAATGCTGGTTTCTCTGTAAAAGCACGCCAATCGCATACTCCTGTGCGTGATCGCGTGAATGCAGTAAATGCCAAACTACGCAATGGTGCAGGGCAGGTTAGCCTTACTGTTGATCCAAAATGCCGTCATACCATAGACAGCCTCCAGAGATTGACCTACAAAGAAGGCACTAATCAAATTGATAAGGAATCAGGACTAGATCACCAATCCGATGCTCTAGGCTACCTTGTAGATTACCTATTCCCAATCAAGACTGATACCGAGCACATAGAGCAGCCGCAACGATGGACATTTGCTACCACAAGGAAATACTGAAATGGTTGATAAAGAACAAATACTGAATGCACACCCACTATGGAAGAAACACATTTCTAGATGGGAATTTTTACTAGCAAGTTATCTAGGTGGTCAACACTATCGTGATGGCAAATATCTTACTGCCTACATGATGGAGAATGAGGTAGATTACGAACAGCGTTTAGATAGCACACCATTAGACAATCATGTCAAGGCTTTAATTGATATCTATAACAGTTTTCTATTCCGTAAGCCTCCTGAGCGTGAGTTTGGTAGCCTAGAGGGTGATCAGGTCATTAATGAATTCTTAGAAGATGCTGATCTTGATGGTCGCAGTTTTCAAACTGTGATGCAGGACATCAGTGCATATAGCAGTGTATATGGGCACATCTGGGCAGTCATAGACAAACCTAATGTTGCGGTCAGTACAAGAGCAGATGAATTAGCAGCCGGTATAAGGCCCTACATTTCAATCTACACACCTGAAAATGTACTGGATTGGCGTTACCAGCGTACTCCAACAGGCTTCTATGAATTGGTCTACATCAAACTCTATGAAGGCCAAGTTGGCGATAAAGAATATTTTAGAATTTTAACCAAAGACACAATAGAAACAGTAAGCATTGCAAAGGGAGCGGATCCACTTCTCGAAAGCCAAATACCTAACCAATTAGGCCAAGTACCCGCAGTCTGCGTGTATGGACGTCGTTCACCTTGGAAGGGCATTGGTGTTAGTGATGTAGGCGATGTGGCTGACATGCAGAGAGCGATCTATGGTGAGTTGTCAGAAAATGAGCAAATTCTGCGACTAACCAATCATCCTAGTTTGGTAAAGACACCTAGCACACAGGCAGCAGCCGGTGCTGGTTCAATTATTCAAATGCCAGATGATGTAACAGATGCACAAAAGCCATATCTACTACAGCCCAATGGTTCAAGCATTGATGGCATCTTAGGCAGTATGAAACACAAGATAGAAGCCATTGATCGCATGAGCCATATGGGTGGCATTCGTTCAATTGAAAGCCGTAGACTAAGTGGTGTAGCCCTTGCTACAGAATTTCAATTGTTGAATGCTCGCCTAGCAGAAAAAGCAGATCTACTAGAACATGCCGAAGAGCAGATGTGGAAATTATTTGCTAGTTGGCAGGGTGTTGAATGGACTGGCGAAATTAAGTATCCTGACAGTTTCAACATTCAAGACCGTTACAATGACATGAACATGTTAAAGTTGGCCAAAGACAGCAATCCTCGTGCAGATGTAGTACATGAAGAAATTGAACGCCAGATGCTGCGTGTTCTCATTGAAGATGACAGCGAATACACAGAATTGGCACAGCGTGTTAATTTTGTAACGGAAACAGAGATATCAGGTCGCTACCATGTAGATGGCACACCTATCTCAGACAACCTGCCATATGCTTATAAACATGCAGATACAGCAGGCGTACCCGAAGGTCAAGAATGTGATAACTGTGCAGCCTACAATGAAGAGACAAAACAATGTTCTATTTGGAACGCACCTGTGCATCACGAATATTGGTGTAAAAAGTGGATTCTAAAAATAGAGACAGAATAAAAAACCGTATCAACAGATTCGCTCGTGATCGTATTGATCGCGGCCTTATTAGGAGATTTGAACCTCCGGTGACTAAGTTGCTGGAGGAATTCAGTTATCGTGTTCAGCCAACAATGCTGCATCATGAACTGTTAAGACAGATGGAAATCTACTTTAAAGAAAACGAATTGTTTATGGCCAGTGTTTCTAGGTCGCATCAGATAGCGGCTCGTAAGGCTCTTAATCAAATTTGGCACCTATGCAGGCTCAGACGTAAAGAAATCAAATCACAATATCTAAATCGGGAAAGGTCTCGTTTTGGGCGAGTAGACGTTCCTGATGATCTAGCACACAGACAGGACTTTGATAAAAAGAAATAAGGAGGCTGTAATGGCACTCAAACGCGGTTACGGAAAAAAGACAATTGCAAGCAATATAGCGAAAGAAGTGCGTAGCGGAAGGCCAGTCAAACAGGCAGTTGCCATAGCATATGCACAAGCAAGAAAATCCGCACCAAAGAGCAAGCGGGCCAGTTTAATGCCAAGGAGGGGCAGAGCATGAAGAAAAAATCTAAGAGAAAACCAGGCCGTAGAGGTCAAAATCCAATGATCGGATAAATATAATATCTAAACTGTTAAACAGGTTTTGGTCACTTCTACCGTTAAAGGAGGCGTAATGAATGACAATCAGGTAACTGGGGATCCTAAAGTTGAAACAGACTTCACAACTGAAACCCAGGAAGGAAAATCAAATTTTAGTCAAGAGGATGTAGATCGTATTGTGAAAGAGCGTCTTAGCCGAGAGCGTGCTAAGATCATGAAACAATATGATGGCGTTGATGTTGAGAAATATCGTGAGTTTCTGAACAAAGAAGAACAGTTGCGATTAGAGCAGGAAAAGGCTCGTGGCAACTTTGAAAAAGTTCTTCAAGAAACAGTCAGTAAAAAAGACTCACATATCACACAACTTCAGCGTGAACTACATGCTATTAAAGTTGATGGTAGTTTATTGAATGCGGCTAGCACAAGACGAGCAGTAAATCCACAACAGGTTGTAAAACTGTTAAAGGATCAAATTCGTTTAGGTGATGCAGGTCAAGTTGAAGTGCTTGATGATCAAGGTAATGTTCGTTACCGTGATGATGGTCAAGCAATGACAGGTGAGGATCTAGTACATGAGTTTCTCAAAACTAATCCACACTTTGTTACAGCAGGACCAACAGGATCCGGCAGTCAAGGGTCAATAGGCAATACCAATGTTCAACAAGCTGGCAAGGTTGATTTGTCCAAACTGAATATGAATGATCCTGGCGACAGGGCCATTTATAAAAAACATATGAAGTCTTTAGGAATTCATTTTTAAAGGAATAAAATCATGGCTAATGAGTCAACCAGTAGTACCCTAAGCGGTCTGTATAGTGATATACAACAGGCCGCACTTTTCACAATGCAGGAAATGGCATTTATGCGTCCCCTAGTGCGTAATTACAATCTAGTTGGACAACCAGGTAAGCAGGCAAAGGTAGGTATCTATCCTCGCATCACAAGTGGCTGGACCACAGGTGAAGGTACAGATGCTAGCAATACTGCTATTTCAACCACAACCAAGTCTTTCAATGCTGATGAAGTTGCTTTAATGGCAACTCTAACTGACACAGCCCGTGACAGTGGCATGGATGACGTTGCTGCCAGTATCGGCCGCGTACTTGGCGAAGGTCTTGCTCGCAAGATTGACGTTGATATCGCTGCTCTATTCTCTGGCTTCAGCACCGCAGTTGGTGGCGGTAGTGGTACAGAATTAACACCTGATGACATTCTTGCCGCAGTTGCTACACTACGCAATTCTAGCATCACAGGTCCTTATATCGGTGTATTCCACCCATATCAGACCTATAACCTACGCAAGGTGCTAGCCAACGCTGGTGCATCAACAACACCTGCTCTAAGCGATGTTGGTAACGAAGTTCTTCGTGCTGGCTTCATCGGTCGTCTATTCGGTGTAGACATCTATGAGTCACCATTAGTAACTGGTACCAGTGCTAACGCTTTCGTTGGTGCAGTTATGCATCCAGATGCACTAGCATTCTGCTTGAAGAAAGAACTAACCATTGAAACACAGCGTGACGCAAGTCTTCGTGCTACAGAAATCGTAGCATCCGTAACTTACGCAGTGGGCGAACTATTTGACGCACACGGTGTTCGTATCGTTACAGAAACAAGCATCACAAACTAATCATTGATTAGTACAA